AGCCACCATACAAGAATGCCGGCGATAATATACCTATCGTTATCACGGCGCCGGATGATGCAGCAAGCGAGCATCGGGTAGACTGGTGCGGTAATGTTGCACTGTTTAAACTGATTGACGCTAAATTCCCCGATTATCGGCGCGTAGTGCCAGATAAATTATCTGGCGAACCGGCCTTTTATAATCCTGATAATCTGGTAAAAGTAGCAAGGGCAGCCGATGATTATGGGCATAAAAACAGTCAATTTACACTTGGATACAATGGCGGTAGTGGTGGTGTCGCCGTCATTAATAATGACTGTTTCGTCGTTATCATGCCCATGCGACTAGAGCAGGCCGATATATCCGCAGCGTTATGGGCTAAAGCAGCCATGCAGCCGGACCAGGCGCCACAATCAATAGCAGCCTAGTATTATCTTATAACGCCTAAACAATTGGGCGTTATAGGGCTGATACTGGCCACAATTCAATAATCTAATCTAGGAGTCCATATCATGATTACAATGACACAACGCGAATATAGTAAACGTCCGGCTGATTATCGTTCGATGATTGACGGTAAACCCTATTTATTGACATTGAACCCTGCAACTGGTGGCACTGAATTAGCACCAGTCACAATTAAGAAAAACCCAACGCTAGCAACAATAAAATCATTTATTAAGAAAAACTCGCGTTTATACATCAAAACAAATTCCAAGTTTGACGGTATGGTTGATTGCATTATGCCAACAGATGATAATGATTTTTCACCAGTGCTGGCGCCGGATCAAGGTTATAACCATGAGAATTGTTTAGGCATAAAAGGCGCCTGGTTTGTATTTGGTGGCCGTGATTACATATACGAATACTCGGACGGACGCTATCAAGGATATGAGATTAGCAACTGCTGCGGAAAATTTTACCTTGCAATCGAGGTGAAATAATGCAATTTAAAATAATCAATATTTTAGACGGTTTTCAAAACAGTTATAAACAAAACGCCTGGCAGGTATGGGCGCTGCACGATGATGGGCGCCGTAACCTATGCGGGATATTTGAAACCGAACAACACGCGCAGGACTACATACTGGGGGCATTATGAAATACACAATTGAGATAGATATACCAAACGGTCAGGCAGTGCCAACCGCGCAAATGGTTGAGCGTTTAACTTCGCCTGATTGGATAGCATCATGGTGGAATATTGACGATGTTATAGGGTGTGTTGACTATCCGCTATCCAAGAAAAAGGCGCGTGAGGTATTGCATCAAGCTGATAAATGCCACGATGCTAATGAGGGTATTAATTGGATAGTGTTACAAACAATTGCAGATCAAATAACGGAAAAGGATATCGAATAATGACAACGCTATCACTGGAAGAACAAGAGCGGCAAGCATACACGGACGGCAATACGCACTTAGCGGAGGCGCTCGGTGCATGTATTGACCTTGAGAACGAATTGAACGAGGCGCGTCATGCACTACGCGAGTCATTAGATTTTATAACCGATGATGATTTAATTAAGCGCATTGAGACGATACTGGAGCGCGAGCAATGATCTACACGCCCCTACTAACGGCAATCGAGCGCACACGCTACCGCTACTCGACTCGCTACGGTGTCAATGATGAGTGCAGCACACCCATGCGCTACTGCACACCACGCCCCCACGCGTTGATTTACGCATACACGCGGAGGGTAAAAAGTGGCTTACTTAGTCGCACTGCTACTGGTTTGGTTATATGACGTATTGACGGACGAATAAAAAAGCGCCCCGTAAAGGGGCGTTTTCTATTTCACTAAACGCACCGTGGCGGGCGCGGGCGTGTCCTCTGCCAGCCTACGCAAATCTGACTTGCTAGTGGTTATCAGTTCAGGAGCGCAGAAAATGTGTCGCTTGCTATTGTAACCCTGTGCAGCACATCGACCAGCGTCGACCCATTCTGCTTCTTTAAGAGCGTGTAGTAGCGCCGATTGGTATATTTTAACGCCACTGGGCGCGGCGCCACTCAAGCGATCACAGAGCGCATGGAACGGTGACGCCACGACACCCCTAGAGAACTCACCCAAACGAGCGCGGATCAATTCGACTAGGTAACTCTCGCCCATTGTCATGCCGTGCTCGACCAAATTAGATTTAAACTCGGTCAGCATTGGCGCTGCTGACGGGTTGAACTTCGACACGTCACGACTATGCAGGAACCCTGCAACTGCTGCGAACCCGCCTGAATTATACCAATTCCACAGCGCTGTTGCTGCCGCCGGTTGCATACGCGGCGCATGACTCCACACGCAGAACCACCTACGGTCTTGACTGTCTAAGCTAATAGGCACTGGATCATTCGAGAACGCCAAAACAAACATGCGGTTCAACATCATATACGGATGCAGACCCTTACGATTGATCGGGATCATATCGGGAGGCGCTGCGATAAGTGGCTTTAGCTTGTTGGCTAGGGCGCGGCGCTCTTTAGCGTCTGGCTCTCGCAGTTCGTTGATAATTAAAATCTCGCTTTCCAGTTGATAACCCCACTGACTGCCAAGCGTATCATTATCGAGCAAGCCTCTGTTCTTTAAATGCTCACCGCATACAGACCATAAGAACGGCGCCCACATCGAGTCTTTACCGCACCCCTGATCGCCCGCGTGTAGCACTGCATGGTTAATCTTGATCTCAGGATGCTGCAACTTGCAGGCCATCACGTCAAGGATGTGGTTCAACTCGCGCTCATCGGGCACTAGCAAGCGGCAATGATCTAACCACATCGCAACGTCACCACTGCCCCCCACGGGGCGAGCGTCGCGCCAACGGTTGCCATACACGTCGCCATCACGACCAACTAGCACTGTCTCACCGGCGGCATACGTAATCCCTACCAGTGACTTAGCGCCCTTGGCTTGCCGGTGCTCGTCATAGCAGACCGATGCCTCGATGCGGCGCTTGGCCTTACCTGTCTGGTGTATTGAGTGGCACGTCACATGGCGGAACAACGCGTTGAAGGTGTTGCGGCTGATCTCGCGCCTGTCCTCCAGATCAAAGAATGATTCGTCATCTTGTATGTATGCAAACCGGTTGAACCACTTGTCGCGCTCGATGCGGCCTAGTTCTTTACGCTCGATTTCCTCTAACACTGCGGCGGCCTCACCCTTGTGCTTGTCTGTTGGCTTGATGTGTTCCATTGATGCCCGCAGCTTGGCGGCTAACAGTTCATCACGCAAGCCGGCGAACCGTTTCGGGCCACCCTGCTCGGCCACCCAATCAAGGAATGTATTGCTGTCCCACTCTGAGCAATGCTCATGCAGACACTTGTAAGCGCGGTTGGACGGCATGTATCGACCTTCTGCTGATCCTGTCGTGTGCTCGGCGCTGTTCGGGCAGACAACGCCCCACCACCCTGCACCGTTACCACTGGCTAATAAATAACCCTGCTCGGACAACCATGCCAGCACGTCGTCTGTCCCGTCATCATCTAGGTTCAACGGGCGCACTGTGGCGGTGTCGGCCTCGGCAGGCGTCACGCCCAACGCGTCACAAATACCCTGCAACGTGAAGAACCGGTCGGGGTGGAACTCAGTCAGGACGGACGCAAACTCATCACGGCCAGGCTTGAGGTTGATCGAGCCGGGCAGTCTAAAGTTACGCACGGGGTTGATCGCCCCACCATCGGTGAATCCTGCATCGGCTATCGCCTTGATCGCGGGCGCGAACTCTTGCGTAGTCGGCTGCTGGTCTAGATTGAATACATAACCCCACTGATAATTAGCGGGTGAGGTTTCGATAATCCACGTAGGCGCTAGGGGCGGCACTGCGGACTTCGTGCCAACGTCGTCTAGCACCATCACGCCCACATGGGTGCAGTTAGTAACGCTTGCGGACAACTTGCCGTTCATGCGATCCAGAATAAACAAACCGGTGTTGCCGTACCACGCACCACCACGGGCGTAATGGCTCGGCAGGTAAGGCAACCACGCATAGCCGTTGACTTTCGTGGATTTCTGTTTTACGATCAGCACTGTTTCGCCTTCTGGGGCGAGCGATGTCAGATGTTGCAGG